TATGGATTGCTTTCTGGAGATTCATATTATCCATGGCAGCAAGAAGATTATGGATTCTTAGAACCAGATGGAACTCTGATTCCATATGGTAAGATTAAGATTGGTGGTAGTGCAGATGATAAGTTTGATAAAGTATATCCATATTCTGGATCTGGTGTTGCTACATTCAGTTCTGCTGCTGAGATTGATTCAACTCCAAAAGAATTTGGTAAAGTTCTATTCAGAATTGGTGATAAAGCAACTACTATATTCAAACTTAGATATATTGGTTCTGGATCGGCAACCATTAGTAATGTAATTGATAAGAATATTAATCCAGATATTAGATTCTTTACTCAAGTAGAAACTGTTATTTGGAATCCACCAGAATCTACTGAACTATTCAAAATTACTGGATCTATCATTGAAAAGAACACCGAATCTTACTTTGGTTCTGGTAGAATCTTTATTGGTGAAAAGATTACCCCAATCTTTAGACTTAAGCATATTGGATCTGGATCTGTTAAAGTTTCTGGTGAAGGTGATGAATCATATATTCGTACACCATTTATTGGTTCTGGATCAATCTTTACATTCATTAGTGCTGCTGAGGTATCAGGATCTAATCCACCAGAATCTACTGAACTCTTCAAGATTACTGGATCTGCTGTTGAGAAGAATACAGAATATCATTCTGGATTAGGAATCATTAATATTGATTCTTCTGCAACTACTATATTCAAACTTGGCCACATTGGTTCTGGATCTGTTAATGTTAATGACTCTGCTAATGAGTCTACGACACCATCCCCACATGTTGGTTCTGGATCAATCTTTACATTCATTAGTGCTGCTGAGGTATCAGGATCTAATCCACCAGAATCTACTGAACTCTTCAAGATTACTGGATCTGCTGTTGAGAAGAGTAGAGATTCTTATGTTGGTTCTGGATCAATCTTTACATTCATTAGTGCTGCTGAGGTATCAGGATCTAATCCACCAGAATCTACTGAACTCTTCAAGATTACTGGTAGAGGTCTTGAGTCTAGAACTCCAGCACCGCACATTGGTACAGGATCGCTCTTTGCTTTCATTGGATCTTCCGAAACCATAACTTCAAACCCATCAGAATCTACTGAACTCTTCAAGATTACTGGATCTGCTGTTGAGAAGAATACAGAGGTTTATATTGGATCTGGATTATTCGACATTAATGATAAGGCAACTACAATCTTTAGTCTTAATCATATTGGTTCTGGATCAATCTTTACATTCATTAGTGCTGCTGAGGTATCAGGATCTAATCCTCCAGAAACCCCACAACTCTTTAAGATCTCTGGTTCTCTTAATGAGAAAAGAGCCAATCCTCATATTGGTTCTGGTTCACTCTTCACATTTATTAAATCTGCGGAATCTAGAACTAAGTTTGTTTCAACTATTGGTCTCTTCAAGGTTACTGGATCTGCAATTGAGAAGAATGTCGAATCTTACAGAGGTTCAGGTAGACTCTTTGAATTTGGTCGTTCTACTCAATCACTCACTTACTTTGCAAAAACAACGGGTCTCTTCAAGATCACTGGATCTGCAATTGAAAAGAGTAGAGATTCTTATGTTGGTTCTGGATCAATCTTTACATTCATTAGTGCTGCTGAGGTATCAGGATCTAATCCTCCAGAAACCCCACAACTCTTTAAAGTTACTGGATCTGCGATTGAGAAGAATGTCGAATCTTACAGAGGTTCAGGTAGACTCTTTGAATTCTCTAGTGGAGTAGAATCTAGAACTAAGTTTGTATCTACAACAGGTCTATTCAAGGTATTTGGATCGTCACAAGTTAAGTTTGCTAACAAGCATGTTGGCAATGGTCTTGTTAATCTTGATGGAAAAACTGAAGAAAGTACACTCCAGGGACACATTGGTTCTGGTATCATCTTTACCTTTATTAGTAAAACAGAATCCAAGGTTTCAAATGTTGAGACTATTGGAACTATTAAAGTTAATGGTGAGTCTGAGACTAAGTTCAATAGATCTGAGATTGGAAAAGGAACTCTTGAAGTTAATGGATCCGCAACTACTGTATTCAAACTTAAAACGATTGCTTCTGGATTGTTTGATATTATTGGAACAGCACAAGAATCCTTTACACCAGATGTCCATATTGGATCCGGATCTCTTGCTATGTTTAATAGCAAAGAAGAATCTGTTCTATTCGTACCATCTATTAGAGGAACTGTATTTACTTTTGTTGGTACAGCAGCAGAAAGAAACACTGAAGCATATAATGGATCGGGATCAATTGATACTCTCAGCGGTTCTGCAGAGGTATTTACTGCAATTTACAATGTTACCAAAGTTCTCTTTATTATTGGTGGGTCTGCTTTAGAAGCATATGTACAAGGATCCTTTAAAGAAGAAGGAAATATTATTCTTAGAGGTAAGTCTCAAGATAGATATGTTGAATATGAACCCCCAACTACAACAAGAATTTATATTATATGATAAATAATATCAGATTAGCTACTAGTAATTGCGGTGATTTTATCGCGGTAACGAAGACGTAGGCGTAAGTTGATGATCTATATTATTTAATAAATACTATTAAAAGACTTACTAGTAATGGCGAATACCAAAAGAGTTCAATTTAGAAGAGGAACAGCCGCTGAACATCAGGCATTCACGGGAGCTCCAGGTGAAGTAACAGTAAATACAACTAATAGTTCTGTTCATGTACATAATGGCATAACTACTGCTGGTCAAGAGTTGGCTAGGATTGATCTGAATAATGTAAGTAGTGCTGAGTTTAATGGTGAATTGACCGTTAATACAGTAGGAATATCTAGCACAACTGGTATAACAATAGGTATAGGAAATACTGAACTTGTTGTCAAAGGTGATGCTAGAGTTACTGGTGTCCTTACTGTAGGTTCTTCTTCTATTACTATTGATGGTATTAACGATGTAATTAGCGCAGAAACAATTCGCTCTAGTAGAATTAGAATTACTGATGATCCAATTTTATTGGATTCCTTTCAGAAAATTATAAAGACTGAGTTAACTCCATTTACAACTGTAATTCCTGTTAATAATATAGATTCTTTAATAGTTGATGATAGATTGTATCTTGATGGATATTATAATAATGTATCTATAATAGGATTTGGTACAGTAACTGTTATTCCATATTATTCTCCTTATTCTCAAACAACAACAACTGTTGTTACTGGAATTAATTCTACAATAATAGGTATTGCATCTACCGGATCAATTAACACTGATTTGACCAATTATATAACAATTGACGGTTACTTAACAAATATAGAAGTAACAGGTATCACTACAATTGCCGTAACTACTGATATATTTGGTGTAATTGGAACTACCGGAATAAGTACTACAGTAGCTATTGGATCCACAATTTTAGGCGTAAATTCTATTGCTGGTATAGAAACTGGAGATTATATTTCAGTAAATCAATCACAAAATCCAGTTTCTATTGCAGCTACTGTTAATAATCTTGGTTTTTCTGATTATGTTTTTACTGGTCAAATTAATGGAACTGATCTAGCAATCACAATAAATGCCGGAGATACTTTAATTTTAAATATTAATGCATCTGGTCATCCTTTTTGGATTCAAACATCTCCAGGAGCATATAATCCAGCAAATGTTGTAACTGAAAATATTACAAATAATGGAATTCAATCTGGAACATTAACCTGGACACCTCAAACTGTAGGCACTTATTATTATGTCTGTGAGAATCATAGTAATATGGGTGGATCTATTACAGTAACACCAGCATCTACAGTTGGTATTATAACAAATGTTCCTATAGTTGATTTAACAACACTTAATTTGCCATCATTTTATCAGCAATTTTCTTCAACTGGGATATCAACTACTGTTGGCCTCGGATCTACTATAATACCTGTAAATATTGGTCCATCTACAAGTTACAATAATCCATATTTGAATATTGATAGCATATTTGATAATGTTGAAATTGTCGGTTTAACTACAGTATCTCTTCCTGATGCTTATTTTCCTTCAAATACATTTTCAATTTCAACAACTGTTGGCGCAGCATCAACTACAATTTATATTACTCCTCCTCCAACTGGAATAACAACAAGTCAATATTTATTGATTGATGGGATATTTAATAATATTTCAATTGTCAGTGTTGGGGATACTTATATTGGAATAGATCCTGGCGATACATATGGATCAACAATATCAACAGGTACTCTAGTTACAGTAAATGATTTTCAAACAAATCGCGTTGGTGATGCAGTTTTAATTGGTATCGCAGATACTCATGGTGCTTCAATAAGTACTGGAACCACAGTTGGATTTAGTACATTTGTTACACCAATTACTAATGCTGTTGTTATTGGAACTGCAAATACTGTAGGGACATCAATTTCTACAGGAACTGCAGTATCATTTACACAGTATATTTTTGTTGAAGGACCAGCTGTTAGTATAAGTAGTGGTATTGGATCTGCTATCCCAACATCTTCTGTTGTTGGGTTTAGTACACTGTATAATGTTCGTGATTCAATTATCATCGATATATCAGATGCCAATGCATCTTTCATTTCTAATGAATCAATATTAGATATTGTTCGATATGATTCCGAAGGAAGTAACCTTAAATTAGATTATGTAAATGTACTTGGAATTACTACATCTAATGACTTAAATGTAACAGATCATGCTCAGTTTAACACAGTTAATGTTTCTAGTGGATCTACTTTTAACGATATTCGAGTTCAAGACGATATAATTGTTGAAGGTGATGCTAAAATTGTTGGAGTATTGACAGTTGGTTCTGGAACAGTTACCATCAATGGAGATACAAATACTCTTAATATTGGCAACAATGTAACACTTCATACAAATACATCAAGAGTTAATCACTTAAGAGCAACTGGAATATCTACCTTCGAAAATGATGTTCATGTTGCTGGCACAAATGCATTCAAGAGTGTTCGTCTTGGAGTTGGTAATACCGAACTTCTTGTTACTGGTAATGAAAGAGTTACAGAAACACTTATAGTTGGTTCAAATGTTGTTTTGGATGGAACAAATAACAAGGTTTCTTCTGGAATCGGTAGTTTCCAAAACTTAATTATTTCGGGTGCTGGTACTGTTGATATTGATCATCTAAATGTTTCTGGAATCGTTACTGCTGGTAGAGTTATTGGTGCAGGACTTTCATTTCCAACTGCAGATGGCTTACCAGGTCAAGTTGTAACGACTGATGGATTTGGTAATCTATCCTTCAAAACTGGAGGTGCTGGTGGTTCTGATTATGTGATTAGAGTTTCTCAGGCAAATGGTGATGATGAGAACGACGGCAGTATTTTGCCAGTCAGAACTCTCAAAAAAGCAACTCAATTAGCTTCTAAGATTGGGCAAAGAGTAACCATTTATGTTGAGACTGGAGAATATATTGAAGATAACCCAATCATTGTTTATGATGATGTTTCTATTATTGGTGACTCTCTTAGAAATATTGTTGTTAGACCTCTAAATGCTGGTAAGGATTTATTTAAACTAAGAAGTGCCTGTTATATCACAGGAATGACATTTAATGATTATGTTGACCCATCGACTCAAGTTCCACAACATACCTTTGAATATTCTGTTGCATTTGATGATCCATTTAATTCAAATGTGGACAGGACTGGATATGCTTGCCCTGGAATACTAACTGTTACTGACTTTAAGTATAATCACATTACTGGGATTGCAACGGTTACTACCCAACAAGAGCATGAACTTTATAGAAATCTAACAGTTCGTCTTGCTGGTTTGGCATTTACTTGTGGGTATGATGAAGTTGGTATTAATACCTTTGCATATGATCACACAACTGGCGTATCTACAATTACTTTCTTTAGTAGTGCTTTATTTGGAGAAACGGGAAATCAGGGATATAAGATTGATGATGAATTGTTCCTTGCAAATCTTCCATTCTCATGTGGAGCAGAGCACGCAGGTGTAACAACAACTATCTTCCCAGATGGAACAAGTCAATATGGAAGAGTATTCACTATTACTGGCATCAATACTGCAGCAAAAACAGTAACTTTTAATGCTGGTGTTTCAACAATTCCTCACATTTACGAGGGTTGGCCAACAGTTGCAATTAGTACTTTTGCTTATACAAATACTACTGGTATTTCTACTGCAGTAACAGCATCAGCACACGGTTTCAAAGTTGGTGATAGAATTGCACCATCCATGCTTCAATTTACCTGCCCAGGTGGATCCGGTATTACTACAGACTTCTTCCCTGATGGTACGGTAACTAGTGCATCAAATGATGGTTATACTTTTGTAGTCACTTCAGTTCCCGACAGCACTACTTTTGTTTATAATGCAGGCATTTCAACTATACCTCATACTTATCTTGGTGGTGGTACTGTTCGTAGAGTTCCAATTGTTCAAGAAGTTTGGAGATATCCAGAGAAACTTTCTAGTGGACAAAAGGATTTTCCAGTTCGTAAAGTTATCAATGACTATACTTTTGAGATTAAGACAGAACCTCATACAAATGGTTGGGCTCATTATTATGTTCAGGACGGCACTGCGAGACTTTCAAAACCCGTAATTAATAAGTCTCCGTATATTCAAAACTGTTCTATTATTTCTTCTCTTGGTGGTAATGGTATTCTTGTTGATGGTGATAAAGTTCTTTCACCAAACAAGGCTGTTATTCCAGAATTAGGCGAAAAACCACCCGTTGGCGACCAACCAGAGTTTGGTAAGTCAATGGTTGCGGCAACATTCACCATGATTTCATTTGGTGGTGTTGGTTGGAGAACAATTAATGACGGTTATGCACAGGTTGTTTCTTGCTTCCAAATTTTCTGCCGTTATGGATCATTAACTCAGTCTGGTGGTTACCTCTCAATTACCAACTCCGCAACTAACTTTGGTCTTTATGCTTTAAGATCTACTGGTTATAGTAGAAATTCGTTCGGGTTTGACCGTGGTCGTATCACGGCTACTGGTGTTAGTGGTGGACTTCAGACGCTGAAAGCAGTTGGTTTAGGTAGAGCAGATCAAGAACTCTTTATTCTTAAGTTCCTTAACAGCAACTTAGAAGATAAAACATCACTCTTTAAACCACTTGTAACGACTCAGGAATTTACTGGTGTTGCTGTTGATGATGTAAATGATATCTTTATTATTCCTGGACATCCTTTCCAAAATGAAGAGTCTGTGGTTTACTATGGGGATGAAAGTGTAGATCCACCAATTCAAATTAATGGTCTTATAAGTGGAAACGTCTACTATATTGGTTATATTAATGCATCATCATTTAGACTCTATGAAGATGAAGGACTAGAAACTCTTGTGGCGCTAGGTTCAACATTTGTTGGTATTAATACTTTTGTTGGAAATAATCAAGAGTTTATTGTAAATGAAGTTATTGATAAACACAACTCATATCAAACAATTAGTCTTGGTTCTACTGCTAATCCATTAGTATTTGTTTCAGGTAGACAAATTACTCAGACACTTCCTACGGGAACTGCAACTGGTATTGCTTTGACATATAGTTCATCTACTAGAGAACTTATTGTTTCTGTCGAATCTGTTGCTGGATCTAGAAGATTCTTCTCTACTACAGGAAATCCAATTGTTGATCACAGTCCATCACCCGTTTCTGTTGGACTAACCGCAGTTCAGAGTAGATCTGATTATTGGACATCAGAATTTAAAGTTGATTCTACTCAACCAGGAAATGTAATTATTGGTATTAGCACTTTACCTGAGAACTATTATATACACTTCCATCGTCCATCTATTATTAACTCATCTTCTCACACTTGGGAATATGCTGGTTCTGGAATTGATTATAATGCACTTCCTCAAAATGGTGGTAAAACGGATTATGCTAAAGAACAAGTTTCCGAGTTAGGTGGTCGTGTTTATGCCTCAGGTACTAACGAACTTGGAGACTTTAAGATCGGAGATTTTATTACTGCTTTCAACAGAACTGGTAATATCATCTTCAATAATAAAGTTACTATTGGCCAGTTAGATTCTCTTAGATTGAGTCTTTCTGGTGGTGTTGTTGTTGAAGAGTTCTCAACAGATCAGAACTTAGGTGAAGGAGAAATTGGAGGGCCTCTTAATAGGAGAGTTTCTACTCAATTGGCAGTAAGATCTTTCTTGAATAACAGACTTGGCGACTTTATCGATAAGACTGTTTCTACAAGTGCAATTCCAAATTCTGTTGTTCAATTGAACAGTAATGGTCAAATTAACCCAGACCTTATTCCACCAAAAGTTGTTAACTTTATTACTACAAATGTAAACGGTGCAAAAACAACTCTTGTAAACAGAATTCCAGCAGCAAATATTAAGCAAGGTGATACTGTTGTTGAACCAGAAAATTCATTTGTACTTGTAAATGATACATTGAGTGAGTTCTTAATTCTCGATACAGATACAAGAAATTATAATTTCCAAAATGGAGATGAAGTAATTAGTGCTCTATCTGCTGGAACTGCAATTGGTATTGTTACTGCTCCAACTTATGTTGGATATGGAACAACCGGTCTTGTAAAGGGTGTCGCATTAAGTCTCAAGACCCTTTCTGGTGGTTCTGGATATACTAACCCCGGAATTTATACATCCATCTTACTTGACACAGTTACTGGTATTGGTACTGATATTCTTGCAACAGTTACAATTAGTGCCGGCGGAAATGTGACAGCAGTTGGCATTGAAACTGGTGGTAGGTATTATCAATCTGATGATATTTTAACAATTAATGATCCAAGTAGAATTGGTGGAAGATCTAATGGATCAAACTTTACGATTAAAATAGACGATGTACAAACTAGATTGTACATGTCTTTGACTAACAGTGCCAAATTCCCAGGAACAGCTGCATTACCAGATTTTGTTTCTGATGGAGATGCAATTGGAATACAAACGACCGTAAATAATGCTGGACTAGCAGTTACATTCTCTCCAACCAACTATTTGACGGGTGGTAGTGTTGACTTTACGACATATAGGATAATTGTTGATAATACAAACCTTGATAATGGAGATCCTGTTGTTTATTCTTCAGAAGGTGGAAATGGTATAGGTGGGTTAACCGATGGCCAAACATATTATATTAAGAAAGTTGGAGTTAGTTCTATTGAACTCCATCCAACTTATGGATTGTCTTCTATCGTAACTCTTCTTTCTAGTGGAACTGGAACTCATTCTTTAACCAGAACACCAATCAATACAGATAAAAATACAATTATTTTTGAAGATCATGGATTTGTAACTGGTGATCCTGTAAAACTGACTGGTAGTGCTCCAACTGGTCTTAGTGTTGGATCATTCTACTATGTTGGTTCTGCAACTACAAATTCATTTACACTGCATGGAACTCGTGCTGAGTCAACTGCATCTGTTAATGGATTTACTCTGAACGCTGTTGGAATTACAACAGTTGGTTCTGCAACTACACTCACATTTACTAAGCAAAATGTCCAGTATAGTGCCACGGTTAATACTTCATCATCAATTGAAAGCAACTGGTCATTGCTTGCTAAGCAGGACATTGATGCTGCAAATATTGTAACCGGTATAGTTTCACCAACAAGACTTGGATCTGGTTCTGCAACAGATTTCACTTTCCTTGCAGGTGATTCTTCATTCAAAAAAGTTGCAACATCTGTTGGTATTGGAACAACAACACCATTACAAATTCAATCAACATCTCAAGATCTTGCACCGGGTGGTGTTGGAGTTAATACTCATTATGGAGATATAATCATTGAACCAAATAGAGTTGAATCTTCCCTTGATCTCTATTCAACTTTAGGTATTGCGAGATTTAAGTCATCGACATTTGAAATTGGCTCAAATGGTGCTGTTGGAATTAGAAACTCTAATACAGGTGATGTCGATGCTTCCACTCTTGGTGGACAATCTGGTGCATATTATCTCAGTGCAAATAATCACACTGGTGTTGTTCAAATTACCAGAGGTGGTACTGGATTAAATGGAGTTCCTCAGGTAGGTTCAATTCTAATTGGAAATGGATCAGCATATAATCTTACAAATACTCCTACATTCACAGGTCATGTTGAGTTTAATGCTGGATTAACTGTTACGGGAGTTGCAACTGCCACTGACTTTAATGCAACATCTGATGCTAATCTCAAGACCAATATAAGACTAATTGAAAACTCTCTAGATCTCATTACTGAAATTGAGGGTGTAAGATTTGATTGGAAAGAAACAAAGAGACCTTCTATGGGTGTCATTGCTCAAGAAGTCGAAAAAGTTCTTCCTGAACTCATTGGTCAAGGTGAAACTAAGTCTGTTAACTATAATGGATTAGTTGGTATTCTGATTGAAGCAGTTAAAGAACTTCAAAAAGAAGTTAATGAACTAAAAGCAAAACTTGATAAATAATATGAAGCTAAGCCGAGTGGAGACACGAAGATGGCAATAAAAATTGGAGGAGTTACTGTTATTGATGACCAGAGAAATTTGGTCAATATTAACACAGGTTTAGGTGTTGGTATAAAATCTACAACTGAATATGAAAGTAATATTATTGGATTAGGTGTTACCATGCTCAATTTTATCGGAGCAGGTAACACCTTTAATTATAATGCAGCCTTAAATCAGATGGATATTTTTATCCAGGGCGGTATTTCTACAAATACGATTGCAACTTGTAGAGGTTTTGCAAACAATCATGCAATTATTGATGAATTGTTTATGCCTTCTTATTATCAAGAAGGAACTAATTATGCTATGGCTGGTCCAATAAGTGTTTCTGTTGGAGCAACAGTCACGATTGGCGCTGGTGTTTCTTACATTGTAATTTAATGGAGAAAATTTATGTCAACACTTAGAGTTAATAAAATAACAAGTCTTGAAGATGGTCCTGTAGAATTTACTAAAGGAGTCACTTTTCCAGAAAATGTATCTTTTGAGACTACCACACAAAGCACAACTCGTCTCGGAATTGGTATTAGTTCTCCTACTGGTATTTTGACTGCTCCAACATTAAATACACAAACTATTAATATTACTGGAGTTTGTACAGCAACTACATTTACTGGTGTTGCAGGTGCTATAGGATTAACTAATATTCCTGGACTTCCGAATGGAAAGGCAATTGCTCTAACATTAATAACTTAAAAAAATGATAGAAAAATCACAACTTAAAGTAGATAGTATTGTTGATGTATATGGAATTTCTTCTCCAGAACTTCCATACAGTGCTGTTATACCTCCAGAAGGAACTCTTAATGTTAATGGAAATATAAATGTTGTCGGAGTTTCTACAATGGCAGATTTAAGAGTAGATTCTGTTGTTTCTCAATCTATTGTTGCTACAGCATTTGTAGGAGATGGTTCTGGATTAACAGGATTGCCAATAGTTAATGATTCAAAAGTAGTTGGTTTATCTTTAATATTTTAAAAAAAAATTATGTCAAGAATTAAAGTAAATTCAATTGTAAATAGATTTGATACAGGAGCTCCAATATTTCCATATAGCGCCGTTATACCACCTGGTGGAACTTTAACTGTAAATGGAAGTATAAACACTGTCGGTGTTTCAACACTTCAATCTATTCAAGCAGATACTGTTTTATCCCAAACTATCACTGCAACATCATTTGTTGGAGATGGATCTGGATTGACTGGATTACCTACAGTAAATCAAAGTAAAGTTGTCGCACTTAAAATGATTATAGATCCTTTGCCATTTAGATCATGATCGATATTAAAGTAGACTCTATAGTTGGTTCTAATGGAGAATCTCCTCCATCTTTTCCAGAAGGAATTAATATTGGGCAAAATATAATTAATAATTATGGGAATCTTAATGTTTCTGGAATTTCAACGATCCAAACTATAAATGTAGATACTTCTATTTCTAATACTCTTTATTCTTCGTCTTATTTTGGTGATGCTTCTGGATTAACAGGAATTGATGCTACAACTACATTGAGTAAAGTTGTAGCACTAAAATATCTTCTTTCCGATCCCCCTTTAAGATCATAAAGTACATAAATAAACTTAGTTAACAAATTAGTTATTCAGAAAAAATCATGGTAGCTCCAAATATTGTAGGTGTAACAACCATTACTGGGATCACGACTTCAATAAGTCTTGCCAATACTTCTGCTAATGTGATTGTTAGTAATCCTGCTAATAGTCAATATGTTTATAAAATAAACTCAATCATTGTTGCAAATGATGATGGTGCCGCAACTGCAAATATTACTCTTAATTTGCACGATTCTGCTTCTGGTGCTGGCACTGCAACTAGATTAGCATTTGCAATTGATGTTTCTGCTAAGTCAACTCTTGTTATTTTGGATAAAGCATCTTCAATTTATTTGCCAGAAAATGCATCTATTACAGCTACAGCATCTGCAGCTAATGACTTAGATGTTACTTGTTCATATGAAGCAATTATTGATTGATAGGAGAAATAAAAATGTTAGATATTACTGGACTTTACTCTCATATGGGTCAAGAACCACGAGAATTACCTCATGAAATTTTATTAAGTGATGGTAGAAGTAGAACTGATAGAGAATCTTTTACAGAAGAAGAGATAAAAGATGCCGGATTTAGTGGGCCATATGAAGCACCACAATATGATGCAAACACTGAAATGTTAGTTTGGGATTCTGGAACATTAAGTTTTTTTGTTCAAAAAATTCCAATGAATACCCAATCACAAAGGCAATTTACAGAAGAAGAACTTTGGGTAATATTTAGAGCAGAAAGAGATTTTCGTTTAACGAAGTCTGATTGGGTTCTTGTTCAAGATTCTCCTCTTTCTGATGAGAAAAAACAAGAATGGAGTTCTTACAGACAAAAATTAAGAGATCTTCCGAGCACTATTTCGACAATTTCTAGTATGGAAGAAATAGTCTGGCCTGAAGTTCCACAGTAAATTTTTAAAGATTTAAAACAATGACTGTCTTTAACTTATCTAAAAATAGATCTTTACCTAGAATTACAGGACATAATATTAGAAAAGTTGGGTCTGTTTCTGGTGGAAATGCAACTACTGATTTTGCAAATCGTCTAAGATCTAACAGATGGACATCTACGGGTGCTTCATCAATGACAGTTACAAACACCATTCATTGGGTAAATACTCGTCAAATTAGAGGTACTAATAGTGCTTATTTAGAGTATTTAATCGTCGCCGCCGGCGGTGGTGGCGGCTGTGACATGGGCGGCGGCGGAGGCGGTGGTGGTGTCTATAATTTCACCACTTCTGATCCATTGATTAATACTGCAACATCTGAAACCCTCAATGTGTCTGTAGGAGGCGGTGGCGGTGGTGGCGGCCCCGGAACTAATGGCCCAAGAGGTGGTGACGGTGGAAGTTCTTCTATTACAGGCACTTCTATTAATTTAACTGCTACTGGCGGCGGTGGTGGAGCATCTGATCACGATACAAATAGTTATCCGGCCGGTAACGGTGGTTGCGGTGGAGGAGGATCTGGTGGAAGATATTCTGCTGGTAATTATGGTGGTGCTGCCGGATCAGGTATAGCAGGTCAAGGATACTCTGGGCAATGGTCTTATTATGCATGGTATCCAGGTGGCGGTGGAGGAGCAAGTCAAGCTGGATTTTGGGTTCCAGCAGGCGGTGGAAAAGGTAGATTTTCAAATATTGTAGGTGCTGCTCATCACTGGGGTGGTGGTGGAGGTGGTGCAGGATATAGTGGTTCGGGTGGCGATGGTGGAATCGGCGGTGGAGGAGCCGGTGCTGTTGGTGGTCCTGTCGGTGGAGGACGAGCCTTAAATGCAGGAGCAAATAGTTTTGGTGGTGGCACCAACACCTGGGCAAATACTCCTGGATCTCCTGCTGGTGCAAACACAGGCGGCGGTGGCGGCGGCGGTGCGCACTATCAGTCAAATAACCAAGGCGGCCAAGGAGGAACTGGTATTGTAGTTGTCCGTTATTATGCAAATACGGGTACAAGCAGACCAGGAGACGGTAGAACACAAACTACTCCAGGAGTAAGCGCCTGGCAAATTCTTCAAGATTTTCCGGAATCAAAAGATGGAATTTATTGGATTCAAATGGGTAGTGGTGTTTATGGGGTTTATTGTGATATGACAACTGATGGTGGTGGATGGATGCGAGTTATGAATGGCGGAAATACTGGAGGAGTTCAACTTGCCGGAATTACTGCTGCAGTTGGAAATCCCGCAACTGAAAGAGGCAAGTATAGCGATAGTGATATAAATTGGTTAATACAAAATACATCACCTTCATATAAAGTTTTTAGAATGAGAGTTGGTGCTGGGGTTGATTATTTCTTCTGTGATGCTGACTGGAATTCTAATACACCGTCTTCAACTGCAGACATGCCAAATGGTTGGAATACATATGCGGATTATTTGGCTAATCCTATAGGCCCAGCAAGTTATAGTGGGGGTCAGCAGTCTTCTAATTATACATACCCTGTTTTAGGAAGTTATGCTGGATGGGGAAATCAAATGATGTCTCCAATGAGTCCAAGCAGAGATGCGTTCTATGGCCCAAGTGGAGATACAAATGATGGAGAAATTTATCTACGATAAGAGTTGACAAGATTAATTTTTTGAAGTATTGTTGTTTTAAATAATTTATTAACATGCCAATTCAAGATTATAGCATAATTCCTTTATTCCCAACCGTAGTTTTTGAAACAAAGTTGGAGGATAATTTTGATGAAGATTATGCTAAAATGAAAGACGGATATGAATTTATTGATAATTTTATCTATCAAAACTGTTATGTAAGTAATTGTTTTACAATACTTGATGATTTTCCAAAATTAAAAGAAACACTATTAAAAGTTTTTTATATTGTAAAAGACGAAGTTCTTTTGTATCAGAATACAGACTTTGCAATCACTACTAGTTGGTTAACAAAGGTAAATCCAAACGCAACATCTCATCTTCATAACCATAAAAATAGTTTTTATAGTGGTGTTTTATATTTTGATGATATTGAAGATTGTGGTGGCCTTTGGTTTGATAGAGATTCTGTAGGAACATCTTCTTTTCTAGTAAATGAACCATTAGAGTATAACATTTATAATAGTTCGGGATGGAAAATTGATCCTGGAAAAAATGTTGTAGTATTTTTTCCAAGTTATTTGAAGCATAAAGTTGGATATCATAAAGCACCTGTGGATAGATATTCATTAGCATTTAATATTATACCAATTGGAAACTTTGGCATGTGTGATTCTACAATTAATCTTAGTGTTTCTGTGCCAAGAAATAATAAAGATTTGAAGTCAATAAAAGGTGATTTTGTTTAGTATGAAAGATTATGTTATTAGTGATAATTTTCTTCCAGAAAATGATTTTCTTATATTAAAAGAAACTTTATGTTCTGATAATTTTCCCTGGTATATTGCAACTATTTTGACACCAGAATATTTTGATCAAGATGATAATTTAAATTTTCAATTAGTTCATAATTTCTTTTTTAATAATAGACAAAATAGCAGTTATTATCAACTTCTTTATCCATTAATAGATAAATTAAATTGTCGATCTATTGTAAAAATAAAAGCTAATCTGACCCCAAAAACGGAAAGTATACTAACATATAAATTTCATACAGATGTTGATTATGAATGTATGACCTCAGTGTTTTATTTAAATACTAATGATGGGTTTACAAAATTTTTAGATGGTACTATTGTGAATAGTGTAGAGAATAGACTTTTGACATTTAATTCATTAATGCGGCATACGGGATCAACATGCACTGACGAGAAATACAGAAGTGTAATAAATATAAATTATTTTTGATATGACATGAATGTAACTTACTTTAATGATAAAAATCAGTTTCCATATTTAATAATTGATAATTTTTATGATGAAAATGAACTAAAATCAATATGGGAAGAATTAGATTTTTTGTGTTACAATAAAAAATTAAAACCACCGGAATCCACAGGGACGGCTTTTGATGACAAAAATTTTATTTTGAAAAAGAATTCTGCTTTATGGTTAGATTCTGCATATAAAGATAGAAATCTTTCAAATATATTACAAGTTAATAGAAAAATATTTAATATATGGGCAGATATTGTAGTTAAACACCCATCATGGTTTTTCAATAATGTTGATATTGTCCGAGATACAACTTTAATTTCATATTATGAAAATCAAGATCACTATAAACGGCATAAAGATCATGGATATTTGACTAGTTTAACATGGTTTTACAAAGAACCAAAAAAATTTAGTGGTGGTAATTTGCATTTTGATGAATTTAATCTAACTATTGAAGTTGAAAATAATAAAACAATAATGTTTCCATCTACAATTTGGCACTCTGTTGATCCTGTTATCATGAAACCAGAGTTTTGTGGTAAAAAAAATGGTAGATTTTGTATGACACATTTTATGAATACCACATTTATCTAAATTAAATTCATATATACTAAAAAGATTTAAATTAAGTTATGAAATTTACAGTTTATTCTAAAGATGGTTGTCCCTATTGCGACAAGATCAAACAAGTGCTAGAATTAGCAAGTCTCGATCATGTTGTTTATCGACTTGATTTTGATTTTACCAGAGAAGACTTTTATGAAAAGTTTGAATGGGGTGCAACTTTTCCTCAAGTTGTACTAAATGAAGAAAGCGAAGATGAAGAAAAACTTGGTGGATGCACTGATACAGTTAAATATCTTCAAGAACAAAAGATGGTGTAATGAACTCAACCTTTAATGAAATCTATTTTGATGTTGAGAAGGCCATTGATCTCGCATTCAATGGTCATTTTGTTTTGGATCTATATGGTTACTTAAAGGTTAAAAATGCTAAAAGACTTGAAGTTGAAGAATTTATTCATAGTGCTACGGCAAGCAATATTCAAATTATTACCAAAGATTTGGACGAGTATATTGAAGGTGGTTCGGATAGTTCACACAAACAACTTCGTGAAGCATATGGGCATATTCCTAAACCACAGGCAAGAAAAATTAAAAATTATTTAAACAAAATAATGGAAGATGCATGGAGATATAACCATGACAAAAGGCCAGGAAGAAGGAAGAAAGTCAAGTAATTCCTCTCAGACTCACATTAATAGGGGATTTGAACTGATGCTTAAATCTCTTTCTGCAAAATCAAAGGATGCATCAAATCCTTGGTTTCAAATTAAATTTGGAAAATTACTCCCGTGGTTCAAAAATAAAAAAATTGATTTGTTTTTTGAATTTCGCATCACATTTAAGTAAAATAAATAACTAAAACATTACTGCAAGGAGGGTGATTTTTTTTAGGTTTAAGTTAAACAACCTCGGGAGAAAACAAATGTTAGCAGTAACTCTTACCCTCACAACATTAATTTCTATAATGTTTTTACTTGTGGGAGGTATGTTAGGATGGATGGCAAAACAATATGTCTATGAAAAAAACTACCTTTCCTCATTAAGTACACATCCCGAAATGTTTGATGAAAACGGTAATATTATACCAGATGAAATTTTAGCAGTACGATTTGAAAATTACTATGACGACGAAGACGAAGACGACGACTAGAACCGTCAAAGAATTACAACCTAATCCATTTCAACATGAAATTTTAGAGCTTGTTTCAAAGCAAAGGTCGAATGCTCTAAAGGTTGATGTTCTAAAGAAATATAGAAATGAAGGTTTAGTTACTATTCTTATTTGGAACTTTGATCCAAGTATTCGCAGCACTCTTCCTGAGGGTGATGTTCCTTATGCAAATAACGATGAACAAACATCTGTTGGTGGTAACTTGACTGAATTGATTCAAAGTAAAGTTAAGAATGATGGTGTAAAAACTTCTGGTTATTATGGCACAGAAGATTTTTCAAATGAAAAATCAAAGACATCTATTCGCAAAGAATGGAATAAATTCTATAACTTTGTAGTTGGTGGTAATAATGATATCACTCAACTTCGTAAAGAAACAATGTTTATTAATATTCTTCAAGGTCTACATCCACTTGAAGCTGAATTATTGTGTCTTGTAAAGGATAAAAGACTTTCCGATAAATATAAGATCAGTTTTGATAATGTCCGCGAAGCATATCCTGATATTCAATGGGGCAATCGTGCATGAGTAAAGTATGTAATGAAGTTCGTTTAGAAAAGGAAGAAACAATTGTGGAATGGACTCAAGAAGAAAAAACAAATCTTGCTAAACGGTATGGTTGCGAAATTCTTCTTGTAAATTCTACACCTGCAGAAATTAAAGATCCTTCCTTTCCCAGTGATGCCTATATTGTAGAATATGTTGTGAATGGAGAGTTGAGAAAAGATCTATGTCGAGGTAAGAAAGTTTCTATCTTTGATCTTTATTATGATAAGTTTGGAAAAGATTCGATTCAAAAAATTGATTTTGGATACGGAAGAGTAAATCCAAGACTTTGGGGACAAGATAAACAAACTGATAAAAAGAAAAGAAAATGAGTTCTGGATTTGGAAAACAAGGAAAAGCGAAGGTCATTGTTAATGATAGTGAACTTGAGAAAATTCTTAAGCAGTACAAAAAATTGAATAAGTATAGAAGATCTGCTATCTTTGCAGTTGAAACAATGGATGGTACTGAAAATATTATAAGTAAATTAATCAAAGAGGCAGAGGAGAACCCGATGTAAAATGGGTAAGCACTACTTATTAAATGTTTATGGATGCTCGTTTGTTCTTTTGAACAACGAGCATTATCTTATAGATCTATTGGAGAATGCAGCTGCTGCAAGTGGAGCAACTGTATGCCAAACAATATTCAAAAAATTTGAACCACAGGGCGTTACTGTTTTGTGTTTGTTATCCGAGAGTCACATAAGTATTCATACCTGGCCAGAGGAGGGTAAGGCTGCCATAGATGTTTATACTTGTGGTGATTGCAATCCTAAGATCGGTTGCGATATAATCATTGAGCAACTTAGAGCAGAAAAACACACACTTAGTTATATTGAAAGATAATGCTAAATAACCCTATATGGAAAACTATGAGATCAACTAATAGGGGATGCTGTGGGGCAGGATGTCCTGATTGCCCCTTCCGACCTAAAAATAAATAACCTTACATCTGGAAAATCTTATGCTCTCTACACAATATCGTTTACGCTTAGAAGAAATCTGCCGAAAGATCGTCTTACAAGAAGGTGTGAGTTTAGAGGATATGATTTGGGCAGAGAAGCTTGCAAAAGCAAATCGTTCTGCTGGAACGATACTTCGTCAGGCAAGAAGAAAAGCAGAAAATCCTGATATGCAAGAAGGAGATTTAGATGATTTTTTAAATCAACTTGACATCGGTGGCACTGGTAACGAAAGATTCGGAAGAAGAGGATTTAATAGTGTAGATGATATTGTAGACTTCTTTGGAGAAGGTAGAGATAAACCAGATGATTGGAGGCAAAGAGACTGATGCAAGCAGTATTGTATTCTAAAGATAACTGTCAGGAATGTGATAGAGCCAGAATGCTTTTAAACAGTCTTGATATTTCTCACTTAGAGTATAAACTTTCAAAAGACTTTAATGAGAAACAATTTATTTCTGAGTTTGGATCAGAAGCATCATTTCCGCAGGTAGCAATAGACTATATGCATGTTGGTAATTTAAAAGAAACACTTCAATTTTTGAAGGAAAAAAATTTAATATGACTTACGAAGAGTTTTTGGATATGCCAACTACTTTCATGGACGATATGTTAAAGATCGTCAATATTAAAAATAAATATCGTTTAGATTTTACCGAAGAAGAAAGAGAAATTAATAATCATCTATTGACATACTGGGAAGAAATGAAAATCAATGAACTAAGATATAAGTTTGAAAAATGTTGGGAGAAAGACCAATGAAACATGCACTTATTCTTTCTTTATGTTTTTTGCCATTGGCAGTCATCTATGTTATTATGAAATTGTCTTTGTGGTTATCCTCTAGCGTATCCGAAGTCAATTATGTCAGAGAAGATTCCAAACGAGAACACGGACCCTACTTGGAGAACCCATATGGAGATGTTGACGAAGAGAATGAGGAGAGTTGAGATCGCAGAGATCATTGACGAAGCCATTTGGAAATGGTACTTTGAACACGGAAAGGAAGTACCAAACTGGAAGATGCAGAAAGACCCACAATGGTGGATAGATTATCTTGCAGAGCTTGACGAACAAGAATAACTCTAGTATAATTGCCAACATATCATACTCTTATCATGAAATACAAACCCTATTCTCCAGAATGGAACCGTAAGAGGTATCTGAGAGAAGCATTAGAAACATACTTTAATGATTACATTGATGTTAATGTAATTTATGATGATCTCATGGATATTCTTCATGAAAGATCTGAACAAGCATATAGTGAATTTCAAAAAGTCAATTATTTAGAGTCAAAACTGAATTCTAAATAATCAAGAGTTCGGTTTTCCGTACATGACTTTAATGGATGCTTGTTTTTCTTTAAAGTTAGAATGTGCTCTTAGAGAACTAGGGTTTGTTGAAATAGGTTGGAGAGTAGTTGCCCATGCTGGATTGTACTTTGTACGGCCAGTTGGGTATTTTTTGCAGTCAACTGAAGATGATGATCTGCTTGGATTCCAATTACAGATAAGTGAACACTGGAAAGTAGAGCAAAATGGTTTGCACTTAGGGTGGCCAATAGCACAATCAGCAAAACAAGCATTGGACCTGGCATTAAATCTTTCCTAAAATTGTAACAAAAATTACAAAACTGCTTGACTAGATAGTATGAATAGAGGTATAATAATCCTCTACCGTTCATCCTATGACTAAAGCACTTTTGCTTTTAGCATGGGTTCCACTTCTTTCTGCTGCTTCACCACAACCTAATGAGACTGTATTTCCAGTCACAATAAGTTGCAATGCAGCGTGGGAACTAATGGACATCGTTAAAAACGACGATGTTGTTCACCAAAAGATAGAAGACCGATTGTTATTAGAACTCCGAAAGGATGTTGTGATAAGATGCTAAACTGAATAGGACGGAAGTAAGCCGACTCGGAACGGATCGTTCATCTATGGAAATCATTCTCTGGACTTGCGTTGAAGCTCAAAAGCTTATTAACAATGTT